AGGATATGAGGATGTGGATTCAGATGAAACTTGTTCAAGATGTGATGGTAATTGCACAGAGGATGGCGAAGTATTTATTACAGAGTATTACGATGATATGCTATCATTCCTTGAAACACATATGATAGAAAACCAATTAGCCAAAGATTTACGCAAGTGGATGCTATCTGAATTTACAATCAGATATTCATTCAGCGATGAGGATATGAATGTTTATGATAAGGTAGTGGATGCAATAATGTATCAATGCCTTACTACTCAAAATAAATCTATTCGTTTAACCACAGAGGCTTAGTGCCTCTTTTTATTTTTATACTATGAAAAATTACCTATTAGCCTTAAAGTTTTTACTTTGGATTCCGATTCTACTTATTGGATTAATTATGTTTTTTATTTTGTACGCTATTCGTTGGGTCATTTGGGGAATATCCCAAATTATTGTAAAGAAGTTGTTTAATGCCTTTGTAAAGGATATTGAACAAGCATCCATTGGAACAATTTTAGAAAATAAACTGACTGACACAATCAAAAAATTTTATACCGATGAAGAAGAATAAAAGAAAAATCAAAGAATTGAAGTGTTGCATTTGTTCCGAGCCAATTAAAGTTGAGCCTACGGGATGGGAATATGGACATAATGCATATCCATACGGCACAATGCACGATAATAGATGTTGCGACCAATGTAATTGGAATATCGTAATACCAACACGAATAGAATTAAGCGTAAACAATTAAATTTAGAATTATGGCATTAGAATGGAAAGTAAGCGATAACATGAATGCATATCGTGAAATAAGCAAGGAAGAATATACCAACTATTTCAAACGTACAAACATCTTTGAACTACCAACGTATTATAACGATGGGGAGTATTTTATGATGTCAATTGAATGTTACACACTAATTTGGATTTGTGGCATTACAATCGGGATTCCAAACATTACAGAGGATAATTATGAGAAGGTGTTTAATCGAATAAGCATCCATGAGAAGTTATTTGGTTCGTTCATGAATCAAATAAATCCAAAAACACAAATGAAAGTAGAATATCCTTTTACCTTAGACATGATTAAGAAACACATAGGGATAACAACGAATGGTATTTGGATGGACACGCAGGAATGGAAGGAAAAGGTTATGCAACAAATTGTAGATGATTCAAAATCGTATTAAGTAGGGTTAATATGATATTTTGAGGGCATGGAGTAATTCATGCCTTTTTTATTTTCAAAAATAACTTTGGATTTATAGTTCAAAATAATTAATTTTGTTTTTATTAATATTAAACAAACCAATAATATGAATGAATTAGAAGAAGATAAACATATTGATGATATTAATGAATTAAAATCAATTCAAGGTGAATTAGTTAATCGGGATGATTCACAATACATCAAAAAAGAATTACCATCTGATGTTAAATTAAAAAAGATACAATTAACAAGAAAAATGGCAATTTGTCTTGTGTTTGTTTACAAGCATTACAGATATACAGAAGGTGTAAACGAAACAGATTATTTTCCTAAAAAAACATTAATGCAATACTTGATTGATTTTCCTAATATTACAAGTGTATTTCACAAATTAAAATATTGGGATTTAATACAACCAATGCCAACATCACCAACTGAAATAATTTATAAGAAGGGTTGGTATGGTATTACTGAAAATGGAATTAAATTTATTCAGCAAGAAATAGGTTTACCAAAGTATGCATTTGTGTGGAATGATTTCGCATATGAACATCAAACAAATCCGTATTACATGATTACAGATTTAATCGAAGAAGAAGAATTAAAAGAACTATTAATACCTTAGTCATGAATCAAACCAAAATAAAAAAGATTCTCGCAGAAAAAAATATGTCGCAAACAGATTTATATGAGCGAATCAAATCATCCTGCAAAACCTATTTAGGCAAAGATGTAATTAGTAAAATTGTAAGTGGTAAAAAACAGAACTTTGAATTGTTTACTTTACTTAAAATTTGTGTTGCATTAAACGTAACCCCAAATGATTTAATTGAAAAGGAAGAATTTGTCAATACACAATTGAAAAGGTAGAATATCTTTTTTGCCATAATTTTTACATATACTGATTCATTGTGTTGAGAGCCATTTGTAGTAAAATACAAGTGGCTTTTTTTATTTGCATATATTAAAAATTTTTCTATTACTTTTGTTGATTGCGTAAGCAACTGAATTTAATTTAATTATAATAAAATACATATGTCAGCAAAAGGTGGTATTACAGAAGGCAAATCACATAAAGAGGGTGGCATTCCAATGATTGTAAAATCAACGGGTCAGCAAGTAGAATTAGAAGGTGGTGAAGGTGTTATCAATAAAAGAAACATGGCATCTACTAAAACATTCAATTTTGAAGGAAAAGAATTAACGATTTGTGAAATTGCATCGGCAATTAATAAAGCAGATGGAAATGGTGTTCAAATAGATTGTAGTGGAGTTGTAGGTAAAAAATATAAATACAAAGATGGTGGATTCGTAGATTTGTTTGAAGATTACGAAAACATTCCACAGAGAGTTCAAGAAATATTAGATGAATATGCTGATGATATTGAAGATGGAAATATCAGAACATTAAAACAAGTTCAAAAAGAATTAGAAAGTATAGGATATACATTTGAATATTATGTTGATGGTTCAGTTTATGCATTAAGACCCATATCCGTTCCTTTACACGATGTTGAAGGATATGAAGATGAATATAAAGAAGGTGGTGAATTACCGAATGCAGAAAAACTTTTTCATTTACCAATTGAATTAGCCGTTTATGTTCCATCAACACAAGATGTAAATAAAAAGGTTTCACTATCTGAAATGAAGGAAAGGGTAAATAAGGTTTCATCGTTTTTAGCAAACCTATTTGGTGGATTTACACGAACCGATAAAGTTGGTGGTTATTTAGCATCAAACAAGGAAATAGTTGTTGAAGAAGTTGAACCCGTTACGGCATTTGCTACCAAAGAAGATTTTAGAAAAAACATTGTTACCTTGATTAACAAATTAAGCGAATGGGCAAAAGAATGGAATCAAGAGGCAATTGGATTAGAATATGAAGGCGATTTATATTATGTTCCTCAGAATTTCAGAAATGGTGGTGCAGTTTCAGTTGGTACAAGACACGAAATGGAACACGCTGATACAATTAATAAATTCAAGCGAAGTGATGTTTCAACAAAAGAAGTTGCACAAGCAATTGCCACAGACCACATAAAAGAGAATCCAAAGTATTACACACATTTAAGACAAATGGAAAAGGAATTGAAAAAAGGTGTAAGTGGAAGTGTAGTACACAAAGCATTAAGCGAACACGATAGAATTATTCATCGTAAGCGAAACAAAAGAAAATATGCATTAGGTGGTTCTATGCCTAACAAGGAAAGTGTTCACATCGTTGTAAAAGAAGATTTTACCCCAACTTTGTTTCACATGGGTACGGGAAAATATGCAGGGGAATCAGTTCTAAGAAAATATGAATTGAATCATCTCTATTTCCTTGAAAACGATGGACATACATCTACATTCGCTTATCCAAGAACGGATTACTATTTTATGATTCCCAATCGTTTAATCGAATTGAAAGGATATTCAAGAAAGTATAAAAATGGTGGTAACGTAGAGCCTTATAGTCATTACAAAATGAACCTATCTACATCTGATATAGCAATATTGGATATTTTAAGAAGTGTACCTACCGAAAAACTGACACATCAAGATTTAGAATTCATATCCAATTTTAGAGGTATAAACGTTGTAAATAATTTGTCAATTGATTTAATTGCGAAACTATACGGGTTAATTTTCAAGTATCATTCAATAACAAGTCCTATACACAATATATTGATTAGCAACAACGGAACGGGAAATCTTTTGAATCTTGCACCAACATATGTTAAAAATGTATTTGTTGATTTTCAAGATGGTGTATTTCGCAAAATCGAAGAACAAATAAACTTTGCTCAAAACAGAAACAAGGTTAAGTTTTTCCAAAATAGTTATAAGGGAATAGATGCAATAATTCACGTTTATCAAATGACCAATCCCGAACAAGAACTTTTATCTCAACATTTGAATAAAAATCCGAGAGGAATGGTTGCAATGGGTGTTTGTGAATTTAGTTCAATGAATCATTTGGAAGAATTCAAAAATCACATTATGAATAGTAGAGTTAGGGGTGAAAACATCGCAGTATATTCAATTAAAACGGGAATTACGCAAAATGGTGAATGTACCTTAATTTATATCTACAATAGATTTTAAGATGTCATATAAAATAACTGAATATACTAAGAAACGTGCCAAGCAATTAGGTGTTGAGGTTAAACCAAGTAGTGTAAAGGGTAAAAAGATTGATGTGTTCAAGAATGGTAAAAAAGTAGCATCCGTTGGAGCATTAGGTTACGATGATTACCCTACACACATACAGAAGAAGGGAAAAGAGTTTGCTGAAAAACGTAGAAGGCTTTATAAGATAAGGCACAAAAAAGATAAAGATATTAAAGGAACGAAAGGCTACTATGCCGATAAATTATTGTGGTAATGACTATAACGGGAAAAGTAATTAATAAAGATGGTTCTGCAAATAGTGGAGCAAAGGTTTTTGTTTCTGATTACAAAGGAACACTAACATCAAAGAAAATAGGCACATTAGCCGATAATGATGGTAAATTCACATTAGATATAACTGATAAAGATGGTGATTACGTTAGTGCATCTGATTCATTAGGAAATTTAGTTGTTTCACGAATCAAAGATGGAGTAACTGATTATTTATTGGACATGGGTGCAGGAAGGGTGCAACAAACACAAGAAGTAGTTGTATTTGCACCACAAAGGAATCAACCAAAAAAGAACAATCTGTGGATATACTATCTTCTAATGGGATTAGGGGTTATAGGAATGACCTATGTTGCATATAAACAATTCAAATCAAAATAAAATGTTAGGTAATACGCAAAACGAAGAACGTATGGCTTTCAAAATTAAATTGGAAGGCATGATTAAAAAATATTTAGAAATGTGTAATGAGAGCAATACACCTTACCTATGTAAACATATTCAAACACAAGAAGGTTACGATGAAGTGGTAGAATTTTGTGTGAAAATGTTTATAGTAAACCAAACAAGCATTGGGGATGCATTGGTTCAAAAAGAAAATATATTAAACCCAAACTATTTAACTGATTAATCATGGCATATATAGACAAGTACGGAGTAAGAGATTTAACAAGTTACTTTGATAAATTAGGATTTCCAATTCAATTTTTTGACCCAAATGCAGAAGAAAAAGATTGGGATAGGGAAGATAAATTAAGAGGATTTATAACAACCCCAATACGATTACTTTCATCTTTTAATGGGGATGAATATAATTTGTATTATTCAAGTTCAACGTCATGGCGAATTAGGGATTATGTAAACAAAGATGATAATAACAATCTTTATGTTAAAGATGGTGGTGAAGGCTATGTCGTATTAGAAAAAACAAAATCGGGAAGTAAATTTTTATCAGATGCAGAGGCAGATACCCTTGCAGAAGATACCGAATATGTTGGAAGATTAAATGAGTTTTCTAATCTTGATAATTTCAGTAGCATAGATGCACCCGATTATTCAGTAATATTTGGTGATAATCCACAAGTTTCTGAGGCAACACCAATTTTGAATGTTCAAGAAATTACCGATAGTCAATTTGAACAAGCA